AAATGCTGAAACCACATATTTGATAGCCCAGGGTGAAGTGGACAGTTCCAGGGTCCGAATCTGGGACCAGGATGGTGGGAACTTTGTGAACACAGTGCTGACTGAAACCAATGAAGAAGGGTTCATTGTCAGTGTGGTGAAGTATAAATTGAATAATGTCATAGAAGATAACAACTTTGTCCCAGCCCTAGACAATGATCAGACCTTCTGGGTGTCCTGGGGTGAATATGATGGTGGAAGCCTGGACCCCATCAGTGGGGAAAGTCTAGCCCCAGCCACCAATCTGATACTGTATGTGATGGACCGGGTAGGCCTCAAATACAATAAAATGAAGTGGATGGGACTGTCCCAGCTGCTGAACAGATACCAGTTCAGTGGATATGTGAATGACCCCCAGGTGGTGGCCCTGGACTGGCTGACAGAAAACATTCTGAAGTATCTGCCCATTCAGGTCTTCAATGGTGAAGGGGGCTTCGAACCTAGGGTCAATCTGTACTTCTATGGTGAACAGGTCAACCCTACCCACTATCTGGAAGACCATGGACTGTTCCAGATAGTCACAGGAATCCAGCCCATGGATGCTGAAGTAGTGAATAAAGTGGTGGTGAAATTCTGCTATGCTGGTGAGTTCCAGCAATACCTTTCCAGTATTTCCATTGACCCAACCCTGGAAGAAGAAACAGCTACAGACTTTAGGGACCCCATCAGTGACATTTCCTTTGATAGGTATGGTATCCAGGAAGAAGTCCTGGAACTTCCATTTGTGTGGGACCTGGACACAGCTGTCAGAATAGCCAGGGACATCATCAGAACCAGGGGCCTGGGTATGTATGCCATTGAAGTGGAAGCTGCCCCACAGTATGGCTTCCTTCAGGTGGGGGATGTGATAGCCTTGACATCCACCAATCTGTCCCTGGATAAACACAAATGTCAAATCATTCAGAAGTCCTGGTCAGGGAATACCTGGCGATTTGTCATTCACCTGGAAAGTAATAGCCTAGTGAACCCTAGACAACTTGTATAAATGAAACTGTATACATGATAAGATAGGGTCATGATAGTATTTATTGACAGACAACACACAGGAAAACCAGGAAGACCTGGGGACCGTGGTGCCAGTGCTGACCTGGATGGAAATGGCAGTGTGGAAACCTGGGAACAAGAAGCCCACTGGACTGGCTACCTGTCTATCATGTTGGAAGCCCAGCTGGTGGCCCATCCTGGTATTCAAGTCATTCCAATATCAGATGGGACATATCTGGCCAGACACACCAGGGTCAATGAATACAGTAAAAGATACAAGGACACCCCACAGATATATCTGGCCATGCACCTGAATGCTGGGGGTGGTGACTATGGTGCCATGTTCTACCATCATCAAAGCAGTGAAGGCCAGGGCCTAGCTAGGTCCATCTGTACAGGGCTGACTTCCTTCCTTCCTGAAGTCCCAGACTTCAAGGCTATCCCAGCCGGACCAGGGAAGTGGACAGCCAATGCTTTCAACACCATCAAAGGGGTGGCGCGCCCTGTGGCCATCTGTTCTGAACCTTTATTCATAGACACACATAGAAACCTGGTATCTGTGGAAGGCTTTGCTAAAGTTTCCCTGGGAATGTCCACTGGTATCATCAACTGGATGAAGAACAGATGAATGAAGAAACCATGATACAAATACTCACAGGACCAGTAGCAGCTTTAGGGCTTTGTCTGTTAGCCATCTATGCAGTGGGGAAATGGGTAGCCCAGCACCTTCCCAAATGGGTGGACAGACATCTGAATCAGATTGACAGAATAGTGGAAAGTCACAATGATGACAGAACTGTGTATAAAGAAGGACTGACCACCCTGGTGACTTCAGTGAAAGAACTAAGGGGTGAAGTAGATGTCATCAAGGATGATGTGAAAGACATCAAAGACCATGTGAAGGCTAAAGAACAGGCTTGAAGTAAAACCTTTCCATGTCTTCATGAACATCCACCCAGTTCACCTTTCTGAAGATGGTGTGGTCTGTCTGATTCTGAACCATAAACCTGGGACAAAGGTCCCCCATTCTGTCCAGGTGGTGGAACAGCTTCCTGGTGGGGATGACACCAATGGCCAGGCCAGTCCTGTGGACAAATCCTTCCACAGTCCAGTCAGACATATATCCACCAGTTCTGAAGGCTTCCATTCTGCTGGCATATTCCAGGGGTCTTTCAGGTTCACTGGTTCTGTAGTGTCTGATAGTGAAATTGTAATGTGGCATTGACATCCACACCCTGGCTGAAATGGTCTGTACCTGGTGGCCATGGACATGGATGAAGTCCACACCATGTTCCCAGTCAGCTGGTGCCCCATTCAGTGAAATCCACTTCCCAGGGAATAGGGTGTGAAGTCTGGGGATGATATACCTGGTGAAGTTCTGTTCACCCCTGGCAGACCTTCGATGAAAGGGGGCTGGATGTGTCATGTGTCGAAGTATAACATTTTTTTATTCATTATTTTGTTGACATGTCCATATCATTTCTAGTAGATATATGAACATGCACAATGAAGTGCATGAATAACCAATAGGGTACAACATGAAACCAAACAATGAACAAATACTGGGTCACATCCTAGTCACTAGCTGCTTCCTGTCAGCTGTCTATTTCCTTTCAATCCTTTGTCACATCATGGGGGTATAAATGACTGAAGAAATGAAGAAGAAGCTGCTGGCTGAAATCAACAGACTGGATGAAGGTGTGATGATTGAACAATTCACAAAGGTCAGAAGTACATTATACTTTTCACTGAAATCTACTATCAATGACATTATTGAGTATGACAACAGTACAGAAGACAATGAACAAAAGATTGACAGACTGTTCAAACAGAAGGAAATGATTGAACAAAGTATCCAGACAGTATCTGTATTCATCACACAGCTGGCTGACAAAATAATCGAAAATAAAATCAAAGGGGGAACCAATGACTGAAAAAATCATGAAAGCAATATTGGAAATGAAAAAGATGGAATCTGAAGAAATGACCTGGCAACACATGACAGAAGTGGAAGCTGTCTTAGTTTCTGCTGAAGCCATGGAAGCTGACATCCTGAAAGATAAACTGGACCAGGTTAGAAATGTCCTTTACAGACTTCTGAATCCTGTCATTGATGAACTTTGTAGCTATCGCAATCATGAAGAAGGCAATGAAGAAGAAATTGAAAGACTATATAAAAAGAAGGACATGATTGAACAAAGTATTGGAACTTTGAATGGTGTCATAGTTCATCAAAGTAAAATCATTAAAAGAATAGCTCGTGAAATGAATGGGGGTTCCAATGGCTAGACACATCAGACAACACTTAAAAGAACATGGTGCAGCTGCTACCAGAAAGAAATATGGAAAGAACTATGACTGTCCTGACATCCTGTTCCAGGGGAAGAAGGTGGGGTCAGTTTCCAGGGAATGGCACAGTGTATATTGTACCTGGACCTGGAAAGGTGTGGTGACCTATGAAGGGACTGTCTTTTCACATCTGTCTGTCACTTCTGCCCAGGAATGTGTGAAGTGGGGTGAAAGAAAAATGAAATGTCTTACAAATCCTGAGTTTGGCCAGGCCCTGAAGGAAATGATTGACCTTTCAGGGTTCACCCAGGTCCAGGTGGCTGAAGAAGTAGGCTGTAGTCGTGAAGTACTCCACAAATGGATGAAGGGCCATTCACATCCTGGTGTCCACTTCCTGGTCAGACTGTGTAAGCTGCTGGCAGTCCTGGAATGGGAAAAACTATATCTGGAACTGTCAGACATCATTGAACTGGAGAAATGAACATGTGGAATCTAGTATATCAGTGCACCTTCCAGGGGAACCCTGTTTCCATGGGAAGACCTAGAAAGGGAAGATATGGGATGTACACAGCACCCAAATCAGCCAAATACATGAAACAACAGGTGAAAGTGATGAAGGGGGAACTGGATGGCCAGGAACCCTTCACTGGTCCTGTGAAAGTCTGCCTGACCTTTGTACATAAAAGACCACAGCGACTTCTG